TTTCATATCTATTTATTCTACCCTTAAAAGTACGTAGATTTAAATTTATCTGCTGTCAAGCAAAATAACAACACTTTAGTTGTTCGTGAAACTCACAATACTATATGTTGATGCTCCTTCCAGTCGCCTCTGTGGAATTGGCAAAGCCAATGCTATTGACCCCATACGCAATTAGTCTTAGGACTACCCCTCGCTGTTGCTCGGTATTGCTATGGGTCCCCCACACACACGTGGTTTCCAGGTGCTTGTATCACGAGTTTGCCTCAATGGGAATGCCCTTCGCTTCGCTTCGGCGAGGACACGAAGGTCGCACGACTGTGCAACCCCTGTGTCGCATTCAACCATTGAGCTTTGCCTCGTGATGACTGCACCCCTGTCCACGTGCGTTATGCACATAAACAAAGGAGGTACTATGGACTATGTTAAATACTATGAGTTGATAGTTGATGACTCTAATAAGATGAGAGTTAATGAGCTATATAGCTTAAAAGAAGAAGCTGTTGTTAAAGGTGATCAAGATAAGATTACTGAGATAAACAGCGAGTTAAATACATTAACCAAAGGAGGTATATATGACACAAGTAAGTGAAGTACAATCTGCTGACTATTCAGATAACAGGTTAGAATCTATGCATGATGTATTAGATTCTGTTGATGTAAGAGCAGGTGTTAAAGCATTATTCAATAATGTAATTACACCATTTGCTGAACACAAAGACTGGACTATGTTAGCTGAATGGAATGCTAATAGTATCATTGGTTGTTTCACAAGACATCTAGAACAATGCGTTGCTAGTTCTGATAAGACAAGAGATCTTATGCAGAATGCATTGAGAGAAGATGTTGGTAATGAAATATCTATGCTAAATGTAGATAAGCTTATATTTAGACGTGATGCACAAGAGTTAAACATTAAACGTGCAGAGATGATAGTTAATGAATTACATCTAGCTTATGAAGTTGCATTTGGTAAGAAGTTTGTACCAAAAGCTAAAGCTTCAGCTAAAGATGTAACTAAACAAGCACAGATGAAAGAGTATAATTTAGCTAGATTAAAAGATGCTATGAAGAAGTAATCTGTAAGAAACCCGGCGATCTTAATTGGTCGCTGGGTTTTTTTTATCGTTAAAGCCAAAGTCGGTTCGGCGTTGAAACTCACTGGCGTTGCTGCCGAAATCCATAACCTAAAAGGAGGAATACAATGGATAAAAACAAAGTGTATAAAACAAAAGAATACAGTCTATTTAAATACCTAAGAGGTAATAGAGCTGTTAATGAGCTTCATGTAAGAAGATTAGTTGAAGCTATTAAAGAGAAAGATCTACAAGTACCAATTATTGTAGATGATAAAATGAATGTTGTTGAAGGACAACACAGATTGGAAGCATACAAAATAGTAGGACTACCAATATGTTATATCATGAAAGACAATATAGGTCTTGAAGATGTACGTAAGTTAAATTCGGTAGCTCGTAAGTGGACATTGACAGAATATCTTATGTCATATGTTAAGCTTGGAAACCATGACTATGAGTTATTAGAATGGTTTCATAGAACTTATGAGTTTGGATTATCTGAATGTATAGCCATGTTAAATGACAAAGGTTATACAGCAAGTAAAGAAATCAAAGAGTTTAAAGAAGGTAAGTTTGTTATCAAGGATCTTGAACAAGGTAAGACTTGGGCAAGAAGTGTTAACAAAGTTGGCGAATACTTTCAATACTACAAGAAAAGATCTTTCGTATTAGCATTAGTAGTTGCTATGAAAGATCCTAAGTTTAAGTGGAAAACATTTGAAACTAAACTTAAGAATTTTTCTAGTAAGTTGAAAAATCAAGGTAGTCGTAATGACTTTATAGTTAATATAGAAAGACTATACAATCATATGACACCTGCAGATAAACGAATAAGATTGGAGTTGTATGACTACACAAGAAACTAAAGGAGGTTATATGTTAAATAAAATACAAAATTGGTTAATGAATGTTGCTGCCAAATGGATTTGGTTTGCAATCATGTTGCCAATTAGAATCATTCTAGGTATGTGTTTTGCTATTGCAAAGTATATGCCAAAGACTGTTCAACTACCATATAAGGTAGTTAAAAGAGATCAAGAAGAAAGGAGATGGTTTAATTAATATGACATTTATTATGTTGGTTATAATTGCAGTAATCATAGGCTATGGTATTGTACTTGCTAAAGAGAACATTGAATATGTAGAATCTATTAATCGTATGATTAGAGAAGAAAGAGAATACATTCAAATGGAAAGGAAGCAAAAATGGGAAGATACAAACAAGAAATCCTAGATCAACTAACACAAGCTGAGTTTGATTATGCAGAATGTAAAATAGATAAGCAGGAATTTTTAGCTAAAATAACTGCTTGTGGTGTATCATTACCACAAGATATACAGGAGCATATGGATAATGCCGAAGAAGCAAGATACGAATACAAAGTATCTAAGCATGAAGATAAATTCTGAAGAAATATTTATATTAAAAAAAGTATTGAAACAGTATTTATTAGAACAAGAATGTTTAGCTTATAAAGATACTCGTACAATAGATGCTTATCCTATTTACGAAAGATTAAAACATATCATTGCTTTGTATGAATTAAAGAATCCTAGCGATCTAGGTAAGTAGCGTCTTACCTCTCCCTCGCAGTTAGCAGGTTGCGTTGCACCTGTATGGGTAAAAGCAACGCACAAAGCTCTCCTATGAAAAGAGAGCTGTTTTAAGAAAGAAAGAAATATAATCCGAAAGAGGTATATATATGCTTGGCGTTATCAAACAAAAATCAAAAGATCTACGCACAAATTTAAAACAAGTATTGCCGAAATTTATGAAGTTTTGGAAGTACTTATTTATTGCAGTAATATCAGGACTTATATGGAGTTTATACTTCATAGGTGCTGCTGCCGATATTTGTGAACACTATCTTAAATTTATAAAACAAGAACTGAAAGGAAAGAAAGATGTATAATGTAATATTATGGAAAGATAATGGTAATGAAGATTTCCATGTTTTTGAAACTAAACCTACGTTTCAAGATTTATATAAATTAATAAATTGTAGCACAATTGAAATAACACAAGGCTATGATCAAAATGTTTCTAACAGAACATTTGATATGTACCTAGATGAAGAAGGTAAGTTTAATTCAAATAACACTACAAACAAAAGAGCTACTAACGCTTGGTATGCATGGCAGTTAAGAACTGGTCATCAATCAATGCCAGGAGATAGTATTGTAGGAAATGTAGCAATAATTAGAAAGGTAAAAAATGCAAGTAAACAAGATACTAAAGCTGCTTAATCTCACAGGTAAAACAATACCATGTGATATGCAAGACCAATTAAGTGTAACTTATTTTTCGGAATCAAGACAAGAACCAATATCTATTGGTGATATGGATATAGTACATTTGATTAGAGCTTTTAATAAAATAAACGAAAAGAAAGAAGCAATTGATAAATTAGTTTTTGAATATATTCAAGAACAGAAAGGTAGCAATGGATCCGACAAACGATAGTTTTATGGAGTTAATTAAAATACAACAAGACGCACATAGAGGTGCATCTTTAAACGCAGAATTATTTACACTACAAAAAATGGTGATGCATCTTCAAAGTGAGATTGTAAGAGTACAAACTCTAATAGATGAAACACCAGTAGGTAAAATAATGAAACAATCAAAAGGAGAATAATATGGGACTTGATCAATACGCAGGAAGACATTGCTGGAGAAAACATGCAAGACTTCAAAAGTTTATGGCAACAATGTGGGAACAACAAAACCCAGATGTTGAACCAGATGGATCATTTAATCTTGGGTTTAATGCAGGTGATGTACCAGTTGAAATGACACAAGAGATTGTATCTAAATTAGAAGAAGCTATTAAAAATAATTATAAAGATTATGTAGCTTCAGATGGATTTTTCTGGGGACAACAGTTCCAAGAAGAAGCAGCTAAAGAATATCAAGAACAAGATCTAAATTTTTTAGCTGATTGTAAAGAAGCTCTCAGCAATAATGATACGTTATTGTATGAGTGTAGTTGGTAATAGGAGGACTATGACACCAAAAGAAAAAAAAGAACATTTGAAATGGATCAATAGTTTTGCAAATGCAAAGACTGTTACTAAATCAAATAAACCAAAAAAGAAAAAGGAAAAACATGAAACCAATAAGAAGTAATGAGCTTAACTATCTTGATCAACTTATAGTAGATAAGTTTAGAGATAGAAGACAAGACATGGAGTCTAACATTGAAGCTGATACACAAAAACAAACTGATAAAAATTATAAAGGGTTTGTTGTTAAACTTGGTATCAAAGCTGAAATGAAAGCTTTTAAAGAAGCAGAAGATAAATTAAGAAAATTTATTAAGAACAAAGAGTCTTATGAATTTACTTTATCACAAGCTAAATTAAGAGCTGCCGAAAAACTTAATGAAAAACTAAATAGTTGGTCAAGTGTAAGATCTTGGAAGAATCAATACAAAGACAGTAAAAGATTTGAAATTAAAGAAATGGAAGATCTTGAACCTGCTTTGAAGAAAGTTTGTAAACAAGAAACAAAAAGATATGTTGAAAAACTTCCTAAATACAAAGTAAAACAAGATCTAGAACTACTTGAAGAACAAGCTAAAAATGTGTTATATTCTGGTAGAGATATAAAAGAAGTATGGAAACATTTGGGTATGACATTTAAAGCATCTGGTGTACCAGTAGCTGCACCTAAAGATTTCTTACAATTAGAAAGTAAATAATGAATATAGACGAGAACATACAGTATCTCGCATCAACTGATGAAGCCTTTGCTAAAACACAAGCAGAGGTTTCATATGGTGACGATATGCTTAAACATATAAAAGGTACTTTTGTATCTGCGTCCGAAGACTCAGTATCTAAAGCTACCGAAAAATTTTATGCTTCTGTTATTTATAAAAATCATATTAATAAAATGCACAAGTTAAATGTACAATTATTAAATATGAGAAATAAAAGACGAACAGCTGAAATGAATATAGAAGTATGGAGAACACTAGAAGCATCAAGGAGAAAAGGAAATGTCTAAAGAATTATATACATATATAGGACAAGCGATCAAAGAATCTAGACGTACTACATTTAAACATAAGATTATTACACAATCTGAATTAGCAAAAGTTTGTGGAGTAACTTTTCAACAAATTCAAAAGTATGAAAAAGCTAGTAATAAAATACCTTTGGATAAGTTATTAACAATCTCAAAACACGTTAATAAAACATTACTAGATTTTTTACCTGCAGATAATGTAGAAGCAGAAAGAGTAAAACAAGCCAATATTCAATCAGATAACGTTGAACTAGAATCATAGTACCTCTATGGTTGGTGGGTGAAGCGAGAGTGGAACCCACCATATAATGTTGACACTTACCGAAATATCCATATATCTGGTATATATGTCAAATAAGGCACTAGGAACACAATTTCATAATCAAGTAATTCCGCAATTTGTGCAGCTGCGTAAAAAATTAAACATCTCACAACTTGAAATGGACGAGATACTTGGTGTAGCCAAAGGTCTTGTTTCAAAGTGGGAGTGTGGTATAAGAAAACCAAGTGGTTGGTTATTCTGTTGTTGGGCAGAAGCACTAAACGCTGAAATAATAATAAAGCAAAAGGAAAAACATGGCAGTTAATCCAGACATAGAACCTCATCAAATAACAAACGATCCAGTTGTAAATGAAGTAGTTGATTTAATTATCAATAGACATTTACAAGGTATGGAAAAGTTTGGCAAAACAATGGCAGCGAATGAACGTCCAATAAATGAATGGGTAGATGAAACCATAGAGGAATTGCTAGATGCAATTCACTACTTAGTTAAAACTAAATCTATCTTTGATAAATTTAAAGCAGATAATAAAAGATTAAAAGCTGCTTTAGAATCATTTGAAAAGGAGTCATTTGTTGATAAAAAACCTAAAGAAGAAAGTTGAGTTAGACGTTACTCCATATCATGTTAGGCAACAGATATGGTATATGTCATTGTTGAAATTTTATAAAACTATAGAGTTTAATGAAAATATATATAACGAGTTTGCTACTAAGCTATTAGCTGGTAAGATCGACCAGAAGACTTTGAAGCAACTAGATAACTTACGAAGGAAGCATAATGAGAAGAAAAGAAAAGACTGGGAAGAAATTAAGAAGAAAAAAGCAACTCGTATGGGACTCAGTTTTAGAAACATATATAGACAAATCAAAAAAAGTTAATGGGTATTATATAAATAATGAAAGGATAGAAATATTATATGAAAGAAAATTTTGATCGTAAACAAGGTATTGGTGGTAGTGACGCTACCAGATTATACAATGGTGATTGGTACGACCTGTATCTAGAAAAAATTGGAGAGAAAGAATCAGATGATCTCTCCAGAGTTTTACCAGTACAGATGGGAGTATATACCGAAGACTTTAATATTCGCTGGTTCGAACAAGAAACAGGAATAAAAGTAGTAGGCGAACAAGTATTTATTAAATCAAAAGAATATCCATTTATGTATTGTAATATAGATGGAGTACTTCAAGAGAAGAAAGCATTATTAGAATGTAAACACACTAATGCTTTTACTAATGAAGTAAAGACAGCTGAAAAATATAAAGCACAAATACAACATTATCTTATGATATATGGTGCAGATAAAATGTATCTATCAATGTTCTTTGGTAATATGAAATGGGGACTTGTTGAAGTATTACCAGATAAGAAATTTCAAGAACAATTGTTAGCTGCAGAAGTATTGTTTTGGCATATGGTG